AAGCCTGTGCCGTCCGTGTTAAAAGTAGCCCCAGCAACTGGGTTAAGAACACTTGACCTGCCTTTGAAGGTAAGAGTCCCGTTGGCGCTCATGAACAGATAGCCCTGTTCGCTGGTGTTTACCAGTTGCAAATAGTTGAGCACGTTGGTGTCTTGGGCAATTGCGTACGCGCCAAGCGTTGAGGAACCAGTGTCGATAGCGCGAGCGCCTTGGTAGTTAATTTCGGGCAGGCTAAGCACTGTGTTGATTCGGGTGCCTGAGGCCTCAGCAGATGGTGTAATGGCGTTGAGGGCTTGGTTGGCAAGCACTGTGAACTGATCAGAACATGAGGCATACATAATGTCCTGATTGCTAATGTCGTAGTCAAGGTTCCAGTCAGTAACTAGACCTGTGTAGATGGGTACGCCGTTAGCCAAGATTTGCACTGGGCATCGAGGCAACACAAACGGGTAGTAAGGGCTTGACGTGTTGCTTGGGTTCAAGATTTGGCTGGCATTGTCAAAAGCGATAGTTGCTGTGCCAGCGTTGAATTGGTCTAACTGGCGTGACCGTCCACGGGTGATATTGACGGACTCAACCAAATAGGTCAGGTCAACCATGGTGACACCACCAAGGGTTCCTCTACCAGCCGTGTCTAGAACGCCGTAGAAGGCATCATTCAGAAGGAATGGGGTACCGAAGCCTGTGGTGCTTTGAAAGCCCACCATGACCTGCATAGTTGGTGTACTCATGCGGCTGCAAAGACCTGACCACTACGACGCTGAGCGCGTTGGATTGCTTCAATAATTTGCTGACCGATTTGGTCGGGCGTTGAAACAAGACCAGCTTGAACTGTGATGTTCATGCCACCACCCATGCCAGCGTTTGGCCCAGTGAGGGGGATTACAGCCTCAGGGCCGCGCTCACCGATAAGGGCAAGTGTTGGACTAGTAACGATTCCACCGTTAGCAAGCATAGGAATATTGGGCATATCAAAGCCTTTGCCACCAAGTCCGGGAACCCATTTAGGAATCTCAAAAGAGATTTTGCCGACTGTGTTGTTCCATGCTGATGCAATGCCGTTGAACACTGTTTTGAATACGGTCAGCATTGTTTGTATTGCTGGAATCGTGACGTTGTTTATCCAAAACTTGATGCCACCAAATACAGCATCAACGACAGTTTTGAATGGTTCAAACTTTTTGTAGGCCGTAACTAACAAAGCGCCAAGACCGACAACACCAATAGCAATAAGGCTGAACGGATTAAGCGCCATCGCAATGTTCACAGCAACAATGGCGGCAGCAATGGTGGCAATAGCAATACCAATAGCCAACAGAATCTCTGGGTGTTCGGCAGCCCAGTCACCCATCTTGACTAGGAACGGCAGGACTGCTTCTACGGCTGGCAAAAGAGCTGCGCCAATGCTTTCCTTAGTTTCAGAGAGTGCAATACCTAAACGCTCAAACTTGCCTTGTGCCGTGTTAGCAGCATCACTAGCTGCACCACCAGTAGTTTTAGCCATTAAAGCCATGACCTCTTCAAACGACGCCCCGTCTTTAATCATGTCTCGATATTCGGGTGCCAACTTCTGAAGTGCGGTCATGTTTCCGCCATAAGCCTTTTCAAGAGCTGCGGCGACGCTTTCTAAGGGCTTTCCAGATGCAGCTGCAATGTCCATTGCTTGACTTGCTAGTTCCTGCGCCTTTGTGACGTCGCCAGTTGCCTTGACCAAACGACCCATCACTGGTCTTAATTCGTCATCAGTGACCCCAAGCAATTTGCCTTGAACCGATATCCAATCTTCGTTGGCTTTTATCTGAGCGTCAGTAGCAGTCGTGGTTCGTTCAATAATTCCAGCAAGTTTGTCTTGTGCCGCTGCATCTTCAATAGCGCCTTTGGTGGCGTCAAACAATGCAGCGCCTACTGCTACCAGCCCAGCAGCTGCAGGAACAGCCGCTTTTTTTATAGCGAATTGCGCCTTCTGCCCGTTTGTTTCTAAGTCTTTAAACTGAGAAATGGCTTTCTTAATACCAGAACCGTCAAATTCGCTGATGATGGGAATATTTACAGCCATTACTTCAACTCCTGATTTACCGTAGCGATTACGCGCAACACTAGCGCTCGAAGTTCTGCCTGTATGGAAGGCAATGCTTGTTCGGCTGAAGGCCACAAAACACGAGCAGTTCTTGCTCGAAGGTTCTCTGACAAAAGTGTGTTTTTGCCACGACCAGCAGTTTCAAGCACCACAGCGCCAGCATCAGATTGAGTCACATAGATGACATTGGCATCATTGCGCCGAGTAGAGAACTTGACTTTTAGACCTTTAACTGCTTTGGCTTTGGTGTAAGGAAAGATTTTCTTGTTGCCCTGTGTCCAGTTGCGATTCATGCCGGACAAAGGGACATCTGGATATCGAGAAGCAGCTAGAGAAACCAATGGCTGCGCAATCTGTTTAGCGTCAGCATTGAACTGCTTGCGAAGGTCTTTGTCAATTTTGCCAAGAGCCTTAATGGCTTCTTTAGCGCCAACAATTTCAATAGATGCCGTGGCTGTCATTTGCGTCTTGCTTTATTTAGGACGTCAATCACAGTGTTCATGTCTTGCATTTCGAAAGGTATTTGTGGAGGCCACCACCCAGTCTCAACTAGCAGTTCTGCTAAAGAGCGTGAGTAGGTGCCTCGTTGGTGGGGTTTGTGGGTTCGTCCGTTACAACTTCAATAGCGACTAAACGCTTAACATAATCGTCAAAAATTGCTGGCACAGTAATGCCATGCACTTTGCAAGATTCAAAAGCCATGAACGCTAAGTCTTCAAGTCCTACGCCAGTGGCGAGGTTGGAGGCTTTTTGTTTGAACTTTCGTTCCCAAGCGATTATGACGTAGAGGTTTGTTTTAACCTCATAGGTCGTTTGGTCTGTGGTTACTTTGAGCGTGAGTTGCATTGTGTTGTTTCTTGATTATGGGGTTGTGACGTCGCGTACCCATGTGCCGCCAGTGAAGGAAGCCTCTACGGTTGCGAGTTCACCAACTGTTGAGTTGATTGGGGTGAAGTTGGCAAGCATACAGTTTGTGAGAACGTACTCAGGGTTAGTTGCTGACTCTGTTGCACCAGATGGTGAGATGGTCAAGATTGTGCTGCCTGTGCCTACGCATGATGCGAGGATTGCTTCAACTTCGGTTGCGCCATATGACAAGAAGAAAGTGATTGACACGTCCACTGTCTGGAGGCCACCAGTAAACCGATGACCAGTGTCACCGAATGCCGTTGATTCAAGGGAGTCTTGACCAATGGTAATCATGCAAGCATTGGCTTGGTCTGACAAGTCAGTTGTGGTTGCACCTTGGGTGATTCCGATAGTCGCGTTGGATAGGAATGTTGTTGTTGCCATTGGTGGCTCCTTTTTCTAGTTGCGCCGTACTGCTACGGCAACGGTCATGTCATAGCAGGGAAGCATCTGTTCGCCGTATGAAGCGAGAGATGGCCTTCCATCCACTATGGCGATTGGTGAGTTCATAATTGTGTCGACGGTTGTCATCAAGTAATCTCCGCTATCTTGATTTCCGGGTGGCCCAGCAAGAACGCGAATAACTAGCCGAATATCGCCCACGTTGTATGTGAAGGCATCGAGCGTTGGAAGTTCAATCATTACTGATAGTGGTCGCGCGTTGCGTGGGTCTGTGACTGGTTTCAAGCCCAAAGTCGTCAGTGCGGTCTTAGTGGCGTTCACTGCCTCATAGAGAATGCCTGTTGCAGCCATTAGGCAACCTGTGGCCTTCCGCAACCAAGCAGCTGCATAATCTGACCGAGAGACATGGTGGGGGTACCCATGCCCATTGAGTCAAAAGATGCGTAGCCGTCAACAGCGCCACGAGAGCGATATTGGGTGGCTGCATACATGATTGTTCCTAGTTTGGCTGCGCCGTCAGGAGCGGTTGTAAGGCTGTCTGTGTAGCCAGCCTCTCTACGCTTGCGGAATGCCCAACTGTTAGCCGCTGAGACGCATACAGCAATGAATGCGGTGTCGTTAGTGGTAGCAACTTCGATGCCTAACCAACTGGTTACGTCGGCTGAGGTAATCCACGAGCAAGTAGGCGTGTAAGTGACAGTTCCGGTGGCAACGCTTCGTTCAAGGTTGTCGCCTGCACTGACGTATATGAACTGGTTTTCCATAATGACGTCATAGTCAAAAAGCAAGTCGCCTTCGTCTGAAACGCCAATGAAGTCGTAAGGCTCGGTAGAAACCACAGTGTGTGTGCCGTTGAAGTTGTGAGCGGCTCCTGCGATAACTACCGAGTCTTGTGACTGAATGTCTGTGTCAACGAAAGTCTGCATGATGGCATAGTTGTCTAGTCTCGTATGAAATGCGAGGTTGTAAACAGCCATGGTCTTGCAGTCTTTTTAGTTCGCTTAAATTAAGCGAATGCAGCCTTGACAAACTTGGTGTTGTCAATCATTAGCGCTGCAAAGTAGCCCCTGAACGCCAGTGTACGTGAGAGCGTCGATGGTGAGTCGATACTTATGGCCCCTTTTTGCTGCTCGAACAGTTCGTAGCCTGTTGCGTCACCGATGATGAGCGTTCCAGCTGCAAAGTTGCGGTCAACAACAACAGACAAACCAAAAGCGTTTCCGCCGTACTGGTTTACACCAAGGTCACCAACTGCGTTCATTGGCCCAACTTGTGGGAACAAAGGACGCTTTGTGGTGTCGGACAAGGCAAGAAGGCCTTCCCAGATATCAGCGCTGACAAACAAGTGGCCCGGAAGGTTTCCGTTTGACGAACTGAGGATTGTGGAGGCTGCGCCACCGACCCAGCCTGTCCAGTATGAAGGGTCAGCAAATGATGCGTTTGCGAATGCGCGTGTAACTGATGCACCTGACGCAAGCGTGTCGGCTGCGTAGTTGTCGGTTGCGTTGGCGTAGATACGACCCATGTCGTCAAGAACGACTGACAAGATTGCAGGGTCTGACCAGTCGATATCGGCTTCGCTGATATTCACATATCCACCAAAAATTTGCTTGGTGACTTGGTTGTTGAAAACAACGAGGGTGCCTTGCGATGGTGACTGTTCAGCAATACTTGCGCCAATAGTCACATGAGTCGTCACCTCAGGGCGAATGAAGACCTTGCCACCAGCAGG